AACGTCAATGGGACGCCGTCCGCCTGCGCTCAGTAGCTTGAGCTTGTAGCCGCTCGCGGTTCCGTCCGCCAGGGTTTCCGAGGGGACGACCAACCCTTCGTACTCGTCTCTAGAAACGCGGGTCACCATATTCTTCATTGCAGCAAGAACGGCCTTTTCTCCGCTGCTTGCGCTGCTGCTTAAAATTTGCAGCGGAACCTCGAGGACCGCGAGCCCGGCCAGGTCCCTGCTGATCCCAATTGCCTCATACGTGGTTATCTTCTTTTTGTAGTAATATGAGATATAAGCCCCGCGCAGTACGCTGCGCCCCTCTGGGTTGTTCTTATGAGCGTCGGCTCGAAACAGTAGGAATTTATCGCGCGGGATATATCGCATATCGAAGTTTGGTGGTGGGTTCTGATACACGCCAAGAATTGAACCGTCTTCGTCGTCAATGTCCCATTTATCAACAGATTCCTGCGAGCGGATAGGAAACCCGCGCCAGCCTATTCGGTTGTCGGAAAACTTAGATTTGAATTGCCGCTCTTCTTCTGTCGGGCCGCGTCTAATTTTATAAGTGATTTCGTTCACAGAAAAGCCGAAGGTCAAAAAGCTTAGAATCTCGCTCAGCGTATCCGACCAGGTTTGCTCCATATCCTCGAAGAGGCATTCAGAAACAAATTCAGCCGCCGCCTTTGCCTCTGGCGTGTCGTCTGATTCTCTGATTTCCCACTTGGTTTGACGAACGAGCGTTCTAATGGCGTAAAGTATGCCGGTGATAACCGGCTCATTCATCGACATTTCTTTGTACATGCGGGCGGCTTTGTCGCCCTTCAGGTCAGGCAGAAATTCCTCTGAAATCCTGCCGCTGTTTTGACTTAAGCCACTGGCCCCGATGATGTCCATCGTCTCGTCTTCGTTCTTCTTCTCTTCTGCCATCTTGTAAAATCCTTTTAGCTATTTCTCAGCTGCTTGGAGTTATTCCGTTTTCTTTCTCGTATATGTCTATCAGTCTTTGGGGCGGCTTAAGAACTCCACATCGGCAATTTGCCACGTGCTTGACAGGGGCGCCGGGTGCCATGGGGTAATCTATCTCTGTTCCATCAGGCAGCACGAACGGCTCACCTATTGGCACAATTACCCCGTCCATTTCTTGGTGCCTTCTGCCGCCGTCTCGCTTCTCAGAGTCCCACATCTTATATTTGCTCTCGGTCGCTTTTAACGCCTCGAAGCCTGCCCGGTTCTGCGCCGCCCCTAGCTCAGTGCGAGCAATTAGAGAAGCCCTGCTAAAGACATCGCGGGTAATTCGTGGCCCTCGCTCCAGCGGCTCGAGTACCCCCCGGCTTGGCTTCTGGTTTGGTGCTAGCACCTCGGCGCCGTCCGCATAAAACGAGAATCGAATACGCCGCGCAAGCTCTGCCTGCGTGATGCCTGGGTCTTCGGTCAGCCACTCGCCTAGGAACTTGCGCATGTTCGTCTTAAATTCATCATCGACATTTACGAGCATCGCCGTTGCCGCGTTCTTCTTCTCGTTGAAATACTGCTGATAGAATGTAGGCGACACGGCGAAGCTCGAATCTTCTCTTCTGCCCGCGTCTTCAATCTCTCGAATCCCGCTTATGGTCAGCAGGGTTGAGAGCTGCTCTATGAACCGCTCACGGTCAGCGGCGCTCTTGAGCACGATGCCCTTCACTCGCTTAATTTCCGCATCGACCAGAACGCGATAGTACCTATCGAAGATGGCTTTTATTTTTGGCGCTAGCGCCTTGCTTCGCGCCTCTGCTTTTCTAGAGCCCGGCCCGCTTCTTGTTCCTCTGAAGCTCGGGAACTTGCGCCGCGCTTTTGCTTTGCGTACCTCGGCCCTCATATCCACGAGCTCGCCACAAAACCATCATCAGGATTGATTGAGATATCAAAGCTTGGCAGCAGGTCCAGCTCGGTGCATGCCCATACAAAAGCGTCTAGCCTATCGGGTGATTTTCTGCTGAGCCCCGGCACGTAGTTTGTAAGTTGGTCTTCAAGCTCTGGCCAAATACCCACGAAGTGAACGCGGCCCTGCTCTGTCCGGCTGGCTATCGGCTCCGCCCGTGCGTGCTTCCCTCGGCTTGCATGAACCAGCTTAACCGCTGCGCTCCTGTCGAGCTGGGCGGTGATACTCTTCCAAGTCTCGCCGCCTTGGTTTGACTCGAATACAACGCAATCAGCTTTATGAAAATGATACGCCTCAAGCGCTCGCCTACACACTGCATCCGGTGTGCCTCGCATCGAGATATCATCGAGAATAAACATATGCCCGTTATCGCCTAGACCTGCGACAACTATTCCTGATTCGTCTGCTTCGTCTGAGCTGGTCACCGCGGGGTCAACCGCCACAACGATACGGCGAAGGGTCGGCGCCTCTTTAACTCGGTGCTTCTCTAGGTCGCTGCGCATAAACAGCGCGCCAGGCAGCTGGCTCAGTAGCTCGCCGTCTAGCTCTTGGCGGCCCAACGTGCTGCCTTTGTACCGGTCATGAATGGCGCGGATAAAATCCCGGCTTAGGTTCTGCCGGTTGTCCATGGTGGCGCCGCGTGTCAAATGGGTGCGCTGGTCTTCAGCGATTCGGCGCAGCCTTGCCAGGGGCCTCGGTGTCGTCGTCACAACACAACGCGGATTGTCGCCAAGTCGAAGCCCGAACTGGAGCTGGTCCCATGTATCCCAACGGGGCCAAGCTGCCAGCTCATCAGCCCACGCGATATGATGCTGTGGTCCGCGTAGCTGGTCGGGCTTGTCGGCGCTGTACGTGCTGGCCATTGAACCATTTGACCAAGTGACGCGCCGCTTACTTGGTTCATACTCTGGCCGGTCGTCACCACTGCACGCCAAGATCCCAGACTGGCCTTCAACCATAACATCGCGGGCATCAGCGGCGGTTCTTGCCACGAGAGCAATACGGATGCCGGGGTTTGTCATCGCCATCATATGGACCCACTCCGCGCCGGTTCTGGTTTTACCCCAACCGCGCCCCGATTGAATCAGCCAGATGCGCCAATCTCCATCCGGTGGCAGTTGTTCGGCTCTGGCGGTGAATAGCCAGCTATCTTCGAGCGCTGCCATTTCTTCCGAATCTAGCGATTCAAGAAACGTCATCCTGCTCGATTCTGGCAGCGAGGCTAGCCAGCTTAGCCAGGAGCCGTTCTTTTGCATCGGTGACTTCATGCTTAATAGGCCCCCCCTCTGGGCCGCTTAATTCTTGTCGTACTGTTGTGATCATGTCGTGGCGCCGCTCGAGAATCCACTGCGCAGGCTTGTGCCCGCCATCGGCTGCAGCGTCTCGTTCCACATATCCGAGAAGGCGCTGCTGGGCTTCGGCCCGCTGCTGCTCTATCTTCTCCATAAATTCTGAAATTTTCGGGTCGGCGATGCCTTCGCGGTGCTGTTCCTGGTACTTGTGAAAGGTCGCCGGGGCCATGCCTGCCAGTGCGCAAGCTGCCCGAATTGTACAGTTATTATTGATTGCCTGGAAGAAACGCTTCTGCTTGTCAGGGGTCAGAAACTGAATACCGCCCTTGCGGCCTCGTTTCTTTGCCACCTTCTTCTTGGTCGTCTTCTTCTTAACTGCCATTTAAAGAATCTCGATAATGGGCTGACGCGCTCGGTCCTTCCAGACCCACACTTCACGACTGCAATTAGACGGCGCCACAAAAGAATGAAGCGTCTCCATCTCAACAGAGCCGGGGCGCCGGTTGGCCTTCACTTGAACCAGTCGAACATTTGTAGGCCCAACAGCGATAACATCCCACTCGCCAAGGCTTGCCGCACTGCGACAACATTTATAACCAGCCGCCTCTAAAACCTTCATGGTCCGATGCTCTAATCTGGTGCCCTTTGCCTTCGTGTTAATGCGCTTTTTTGTCTTCGCTTCTGCCATCGTGCCCCCTGTTCGCATTATAGGCAAAGCCAAGAAAAGAACAACCAAATGCCAAAAAGTACGTTTTTTCTGCACTGCGTTAAATAGTACCAAAACCGGGTCTATATCTCCCCTGCCTTTGACGCACTGCGCAAATATGACATAATCTGTCACCGCTCTGGTGACGTATTTTTTGCCAACAAAGAAACCCCAACATGACTGTTATTATTATATATTTTATATACTCTATTATATTGATACCTAATTATGTCATTTCGCACCGGGGTACCCCCCTACTTTATAAACTGCCATACGTTGCCATACAAAAAACTAGGGGGGTAGGGGGTCGGTGCGAAATTCAATAATTAGGTTAAGTGCTTGAAATCATTGAAATCAATATGTCACCAGGCCGGTGACGAATTATGCCATAATTATAATTCAGGGATTTTTTAGGACGTTGCCCTGTTTTTAGGGCCATGGCAATTCTATCAGTTTTTTGAGGTCGTGTCACATGGGTTTAATTGTTCCCGCTTTGGGGTCAATTTCCCCCATGTGGGCCGGTTGGGCCGGTTGGGCCGCTCGCTGATACCCTACACCGAAAAAAGAGAAAACAGGTGTAAGCCGTCA